ATTACCTGTAGTATTGTAATATAAGGCTCCGTTTCCAATTGCGGTATTATTGCTACCTGTAGTATTGGAATATAAGGCTACGTATCCAATTGCGGCATTATTGATACCTGTAGTATTGGAAAATAAGGCTGAGGATCCAATTGCGGCATTATAATTACCTGTAGTATTGTAATATAAGGCTACGTATCCAAGTGCGGTATTATGGATACCTGTAGTATTGGAACGTAAGGCTGAGTATCCAATTGCGGCATTATAATTACCTGTAGTATTTCTTGAACCTGCGCCGGTTCCTACCCATGTATTATATAAAGAAGTAACCGTACTCCTGATCTCAAGGGCAGAGCCACCAGCAGAGTTTAGTATTTTATATACAGGGCTGTAAGTTCCTGTGTTCTGTTTGATGGAAATGACTATCGCACCATCAAAGTCCGTTGTCGGAGTAATAGATAGGGTCCCTGTGCTTGTCGCTTTCGGCCCCCATGCTCCTGTGGCACTAATAGCCGCAGAAGTCTGCCCGCCAAAGGTAATAGTAAATGTCCCTGCCGTTCTACCTGTGACAGTATAGGTAATCTGGTAAAAGTTATCCGTCACCGCCGCAAGACTATTCAACAATGCAGTCGTATTCCCTGTCGTATGATCCCAACCGCTTGCCCAGTCCCCTGTCCAGTCCGTAGATGTCCAGCCGTCAGCGGAAAGCAGTTCTGCGCCTAATGGAGCCGATTCGTAAGCCGCAGTTGAAACTATCCCCATGTAAGCCGGAACTCTCTTTATAAAGTATCCAAGATCGTCAGGAGTTACCACCCGTCCTTTATCTGCTATCGCAATGGTTTCATCATTAGTGGCGAGTTCAACAAACCCCACATCTGACTCACTTGCATTACCTATCAGTGTCTTTACTTGCGTCACCGACAGATCATCTACATTCCCACCAGTAATTCTGCCGACAAGTGTCTGCTCGGCTACAGTCAAATTTGTAATTGGAGCAGCACCTCCTGTTGGATTGGCTAAAATAGACTGTGCAAGTGCTGTATTAATAGTATTATAATCAGCAGATGATAAATGGTAATATTCTTCTGGTGAAACATTACCCCCATCAATACTTGCGAGATCATTATGAGCAAATGAAAATCCTTTCAGTATCCATCTACCTGATCCACTATCAGGAGCAATGATAGCAGGAGGACTTTCTGCTTCAGCAGATGCACCATTGAACCAGTAAATATAAAACACCCCTGATACATGACCAATGGCATAATCATCTGTTGCCAATGCTGGCATTCCAGCTTCAGGATATTTATCCAATGCACCTGTTCCACCACCTGTCAAAGCAGTAAAACCGTAAATTCGTGTAGTCATCTTTTTTCCTTTAAGAAAAGTTAGGGGAAACAATTATCCCCTAACTCTCAAAAAATTCTTATGTTGTGGTTGCAGTTACCGTCCACACAATTTCCAAACTGTCTGTTGCTGCCTTGTTGATGACTGCGAAAGAAGCAGAACAGTACATCGTTGCTGTATTTTCTGTAATGACAGAAAAGATACCTGCTTCAGTAATTGCCCCAGTTCCTACACCTGCTGCAAATGTGCATTTCATTTCTACTGCTGCATCAGTTCGAGTCTTTGCAGATAATGCAGTTCTCGACCCTGCAATATAAGCACCCAGCAACGTGGCAGCAGGAGAACCTGTGCCAACTTCCATTGCTGTCGGAACGGCAATTGTAGGAGAATCAAGCAACTGATCCATAATTGCTGCCAGACCTGCTGCCGGAACAGTGTTATGGATTTCCTCAAACTGTTTGATCTTCCCTTCAGCATCACGCAATGTTAACTGGACATTGTATTCCAAGTTCACTTTTTCAAAAACCCCTTTAACCATTCCAAAAGCAATCTTGTCCTCAAACCCTAATTTTTCGTTAATCATTTTATTTCCTCCTCGCCATCCCCGGCTTGAATGTCTGCGAGAAGTCCCGGTCAATCAAGGTTGTCTCGCCATCCTTGTAAAGTAGATTGTAGGTGATGGTGTATTTGCCATCACCTACGAGCGTTACCGATTTCTTTGTGATTGTGGTTGTAAGTGCCATTTAACACCTCTCCAATCTTACCGAGCACCCGCCCCGCGATGTCAGGTACGGTGCCAGCATCTGGACCTCAATATCTCTCTTTCTTCGTCCGTGAAAAAATCTTCTTCCAAAAGCGACTTGGCGTGTTCCGGCTTAATCCGCGTCATGATTCTCTTGCGAATAGATGGGTCAAGTTCTTTGCCCGCTGCCTTGAGTAATACCTTTGCCCATCGCTCTTCAAACCCGACCTCACCACTGCCGAACTTCTTCAACGCCTCATCAACAGTAGTCGCAGCACTCCGGTTAATCATCCTGTTAAATAAAGTAATCCCCGGTTCACACGCATTTCTCTTGACCAATATCTTCAAGAGGTCTTTTAATTTACTGTCTTTGGTGATCATGCTAAAACCTATCAGGACGGGGCTTTCACCCCGCCCTTTGGTTAAGTTAAACGTCAATTTCTTCCCATACGAAATAGAAGATCAGGGAAGCCGTCGTTGCTTTGGTCGTGTAACTGCCAATCGTGAAGCCGGGAGGAATCACAATCGAGCCATTTGCCTTGTAGGTGAAAAGCGGTCCCGTGCCGTACCCGGTAACGGCCAGCGTGCCAATGGCGCCGAACACTCTCTGCAAAATAGGCGATGCGATGGTCGCGCCGTCGTCGGCCAGCATGCTTGATGCCGCTCCGCCGAGTTTCTGATTCTGGATAGTGACCGCGGATGCGGGCGCAGCGATTGTGCATGTCAAAAGGCCGACTGCACCGTCAGCAGACGCCGCAACGGTCTGGCTAAATCCAAACTCATGCAGAATCATGTTTTTGCCCGAAGTCGCCGGATTCGAAACACAAAGCCCGGTCCAGGTCGTTGCCAGTGCCGCCGTGGTTGCCACTGCCGCCTGATTCGCTACCCCAAATAAACGACCTTCAAGGGCCGCATCCTCAAGGCCAGAGCGAACAAGCAGGATTCCGTCAGCATCGCAAAGCGAGGGACGTCCGATTCCATTTCTTGTTTTTCCGTACATTTTAAAATCCTCCGTTAAATGTGTTCAGCTACGTAAATATCTCTTAAATCCTCAACCCATCCACCATCGTGGTAAATGTATTTCTTCCCTGTATCAACGGCGTGAAAGGTCGAGCCTTCGGCAACGTCGGAAATCGTGACTTGATCACCGTCTTGGCCGTTGAACTTTGTGTTTGTTGCTCCAACTGCGCATACAGTCATGGTTTGCCTCCTGTTTATGCTTCATAACCTTCAAGCTCAATCAAGAACTTTCCCGCTGTATAAGCAGCAGCCGTGCCTCCTGCCCCGCCTGTTAAATAAAGGTAACTATTTGCCGCAGGGATAGCTCCAAATGCCTTGACCGCCGCCAGCGTCCAATTACCTCCCGATGTAATAATAGCAGTTTCGGCGAGAGCGCCAACCGCACCATCGAAAACACCAGTGGCCTCTGTCGCTGAATACAGGTCGATGTCAGCAATCCCGCCCGCAGGAACTTCAAGACAGGTCATCCGTCCTGTAAGAATGGTTCCGTTTTTCGCCGCCGTGATCTGTCCGAGATATGCCGGGTCAGTCCCTTGACCGATAATATCAAGATCGGTTGTGGACGAAGAAAGTCCCGTAAGGTCAATCAGAATTGAAGTTTTGATAATATCTCCAATACGAATCACTGAAGATTTGAAAACGGTGCCAGTTCCGCCGGAAATACCAGCACCAGGAGCGCCATTAGTCAGGATTTTAAGATCAATTTCACCACCTGACTCAACGGTAATCTTGCCGCCATCAGCGACGACAATTTCATCACCGCCCTGTTTTCTGTAAACCTTCGGTTGATATGTGGTATCTGCCATTTTATAATCCTCCTATCCGGTTGTTGCCCCGGACGGGGCCGGATTTACCCCGTCCGAGTACCCACTAAAGGGCCGGTGTTAAGCTACAGGAGCATCCAGGGGATGACCCTTCAATGCAATAATTGAGATAGGAACACTACACGTCCCTGTTTCAGTGCAGACAAGTTGTAAATAACGCTTTCCGCCTACATAGCCGATCTTATAAAGTGTGTTATCCTTATCGGTATCATCAACAGTGAGAACAACTCCGCTTGACACAGTAAGGTCGATCATGTCAGCGGTTTCAACATTGGCATAAGTCGTCCCATCTTCAGAATCCTGAAGTGTGAAAACCAGATTGTGTGATGAGCCAAGCCCAGATCCGGCATCGACTCCAATGTCAATCAACAACACACATGAATTGTACCCCGCCAAATCAATATCTGTGTATGTTGCCGTTGCCGAAACCACAATAGCGTGTAATACAGATTCAGCGGTAATATTGTTGTAAAGGTCTTTCATTTCGTTTTTCCTCCTTAAAGGTCTTTGAAAATGGGGCTGTGTTTCAAGCCCCCGTTAGTTTTAGCTGGCCGCAATCTTGAACGCCTTGATTGCTTCGTACATCACGATGCCCCCACCTACTCTTTTGGTGGTATAGAACGCCACATAAGGCTTTGCGGTATAGGGATCGCGCAGGACGCGGGTTCCAAAACGGTCAATAATCAGATATGCTCTCTTGAAGTTGGCGTAAAAGATGGGATATTTCCCTGCTCCGATGTCATCAACATTGTCATCGTACTCAACAGGTTTTCCCAAAAGAACATCAGGCGCACCTTCGATAAGGCCCGGACGCCAAATGTAATTGCCGTCACCGTCTTTGAGTTTACGGATGGTCTGACAAGTGGAATCATTCATCAGGAACGCCGCGCCGTTGCGATACGAGGTTTTCAGTGCATGCTGAAGGTCAATCAACTTGTCGCAGTTATTTAACAGGGTTGCGTGGCCGCTTGCGATATAACCGACCTTCCCCCAAGCGTAAGAAGCGTTTGCGATCATCGTATAAGCCGCAATGCCCTTCGGTTTTGATACGCCGTCGCCTCTGATGAAAGCGTCGCCTTCTTCGTCGTTAAACTCGACACCGACTTCCTCAGCCAGCCATGCGCCAATATCAATTCGGCTGTCATCCAGAAGGGTCTGTGTGGCATAAGGCATCGCATAAAGCTCTTTGGTGTTGATTGCGATTTCCGCCAGCGTCGGGGTGCTTGTCTCTGCGCGAGAACCTTTTTCAGCAACCCATCCGGAAGTGGCCCCGCCCTGATTAACCAGCTTCTTATAGGTGTCAGTGGAAATACCACGGACAGTTGCCAGCCGACGCATGGATGATAAAGTACCCTGCACGCGGTCAATGGCCGTATCCACTTCTTCCGGAACGGTAAAGCCGCCGTCGGGATCGGACAGCGTTGAGGCAGAAGCCTGAATGTCCAATTCCTTCACGGAATCAATATTACCGCGCATCAAGTGAGTGAACGCCTTTGCCCGCGAAATGACTTCCTGATCCTTTGCACTTCCACCACCTGCGAACTGGCCACGCGCCACTGCGGTTTCAATGGCTTCCAACTGTTTCTTCATTTCACCAAGTGCGGAAATGTCAGCGTTGATCTTTTCAACTTTCTCCGCAAGAAGCGGGTCAACGTGGCCCTTCTTCTCGATTTCTTTCAGCCGTGCATCGTTTTCGGCCTTAAACTCTTCAAACGCTCTGCCGATGCTCTCAATGGTTTCTTTGAGTTCCATGTTTATTTTCCTCCGATTGTTTTTAATAATTTTTGTGCTGCTACTTTCAATTCATCAATGCCGTTGCTTTCTCTGCGTCCCGCGAGGAAGGCTTTGGCCTCTTTAAGAGTAAAACCCACGTCCCGTAAGGCTTTCTCTTTTTCTCGTTCTGTTGGTTCGTGACCTTCTGCCCTAAATTCATCCGGCACATGGGCGAACATACTCAAATCAAACTGCGCCTTTGCCGCCTTGCCGTCGATGATGGTGTCCACAAAACCTTTTTCTTTCATTTCTTTGGCATTCATCCATGTTTCGCTTTTAAGCATATCGGCCATCTCGCGCTTTCCTATCTTCGTTCTCGCTGTATAAATGTCCTGCATATTCGTGTCGATTTTTTCTAAAATATCTGCCGTGTCTTGGAGGTCAAAACGATTCCCGGCCACTACACACCATGCGTTATGGATCATCATCAGGCTTGATGGATATGCTTCTATTTTATCTCCGGCCATAGCGAGGACACTTGCCGCGCTTGCAGCTAACGATTCAATGCGTACGGTAACTTTTGAACGGTGATTTTTTAATGATTGATACAAAGCGAATGTATCTATAATATCCCCACCAGGACTATTTAAGCGCACAAGTAGACTCTTTGCCTTCACCGCAGACACTTCGCGGATCATCGCGTTAATGTCGTTGAACGGCCAACCTAAAATATCAAAAACAAAAAGCTCCGCATTATCTTCGTCGGCAAGTGAGCTAATTAAATATGGCTCTTTGTTTTCTATTGGCCGCCCCCAAGATGCGGCAACTGACTTTGCATTCCTTTCTGTCCTGTATGATAAATTCATTTTATTACCTCGCGCCAATAGCAAGAGATGGCTGAAAGGGTTGATCCAGTCTTGCCCTTTTGCTCATGTTATTTTTTGCCTCTAGTGGTTGGAGATTTTTAAGAGACCAACACAATCGAAAATCTATGTCGTCCGGGCGTTCAAAATTGAATGCCGCGATGGGAATTTTATGATCTATGTGCCAAACAGTTCCGTAGTTTTCCCATGTCATGCCGGGTTTAAAAAGTTTTTCAATATGGGCTTTTAATTGGTCAACCGTGAAGTCAACTAAAGATTCCCAATGCCTTCCAGCCTTCATCCCTTTTCGTAATGATTCATTCATCCGCTTTGAAACGGTGCTGCTTAAATTTCCTTTCGGCGTACTGCGAAATTTACGGTTATATTTACGGCTTATTTCTAATCGTTTTTCTCGATTGTTCGCTGCCCACGCCGCACTATTTGCGAGTGCCTTTTCTTTATTAGTTGCGTACCATGCCGCCACCTTTGCTTTAATCAGTTCCCTGTTCTTGATGTAGTAATCTTTTTCGTAACCATCGTGGTTCTGATAAAATCTTTTCTTCCGTAACTTCATCTTTTCGGGATTGTTTTTTTGCCATTGCGCCGTCGCTGCGTTTGTGCATATTTTGCACCATCCGCGCAAACCATCAGATCGTCCTTTCGCTTTTCCGAAAGCATCATTGTCTTTAATTTGTTTGCATTTTGGACAATATTTCATTCTTTGTTTTCCGTTTTTTTGTTTTCTTCCCTTATTGTTGACGTTCGACAACGGAAAACATCCCCGCCATTATAGGGGTTCATGTCTTCCAATTCACGAACCTCATTCGGATTCATGGCCTCAATGTTGACCATTCCCTGATAATAGGCCGTCCGCGCCGCTGTATCGCCGCGCAGCAATCCGCCGGTTGAAAACTTCGCAAAATAATTTTCTTTTTGTTCTTCGGTGAGTAAATCCCGATAAATTGCCATTTCGATGTTCACAAGGCGCGGTGTCAGCGCATATTTCACATATTCAAGGTCAAATGCGTCGGCACTGGCATACGTCGCCACTTTATCGCCGGATTGCAGCATGGACAACGGGAGACCAAAGAACAGATCAACGATTTCTTTTTTCTGGAAATTACGGGCCTCAAGGAATTGCGAATCAACAGATGTCATCGCCATTTTCTGCCAAGTGACACCCTGCTCAAGCAGTGCCGTCTTGTGGGCGTTCTCAACCGAGGAATAATGGTCATTGAAATCATCAAGGAATTTCTGCGCCATTGTCCGGTCTTTGAATGATCCTGGCATTTGCAAAACG